TGTTCAAACTCTCCATTAGTGATATCAATTACAGTGAATGTTGAATAGTCTTGTCCTCTTCCTTTTGACACATCCACCATCATCAAATAATGATGGTTTTCCACTGGTTCACGGTATATATTTACATCTTGATACTCCTTTTTTGAATTTTCACTCTTCAGTCCAAGAAGAGAGTTGGCAGAGATTAAACTATTTGAAGACCCAATTGCTTCATTTCCATATTCTTGACGAAATTGTTCCTCACTTGTATTAGCAATGGTTTGTTTTTTCCATTCCTCATCTCGGCCCGGAACATTCCAGTAATCCACTCGAAATGCTTTAAAACCGTTTGTCCCTTGCAATGCTCCTTCAAGAAGTCGATAGAAAAGAGTTCCGGTTCCATTCTGTGTTGAGGTGATAATCACTTTACTGTTCTTTCCCGAAGAAATAACTGGATATGTTGAAGTATAAAAAGTATTGGCATTTTCCACAAAGGCAAACTCATCAAGAAAGAGAAGATTGACCGAGAGGCCTCGAATAGAATTACCAGATGTGGCAGATGCAATGATTCGTGAATGATTTGAGAATTCCAAAGATCCTTTATTTAACGCTCGGCAACCCGGTTGTAAAAAGAATGGAAGATTTTCAAGTGCCAAAGTTACCCGAGACAACATCTCACGGGCCGTAGAACCTTTATTCGCCAGGATCGCAATGGTCGTTTCAGGATTGAAAATTGCATACCAGAGAATGTAAATCACACATGAGATTGATTTGCCCGATTGTCTACAGGCCAGAACGATATTAAATCGATTCTTTTCAAACTGTTTAAACATTTCCCGTTGATAATCATACGGTTTAAATTGTTGTAATCCTTTATCAAGTGTGATAATCTTTACATATTTCTCCGCAAAGTAAATGGGATCATCCGTACAGCGAATGTATTCATTAACTTCTTCCTGAGTGTAATCCAACGAAAGTCCATCTCTCTTGACATTCTGATTACCAAGGTAATATTCACTACTCATTTATATAAAGTTACGCCTTTTAGCGTTACGCCATTTAGCGTAACTTATCTCGTTCTTTCAAAAATTTCTGTAATTCCTTTGTTGAACCTACAAAGATTGAATTGTTTGTAGTGTTATTTCTCTCATTATCGTCCTTTGTTTGAGTAATATCCTTACGAGTTTTCTGAAGTTTAATAAGATCTTGTGACATCTCAGACGATTGTTTGATCATAGTTGATAAAACTTCGAATGCTCGGGGATGTTCTGTTTCAACAGCAAGAGACATCATATTATTGATCGCCTCCGAACTCAGGTCGATCAGTTCCTTCATCTTTTGCCGAGAATATTCAACATCATTCTCGGTATCATTATTAATTTGTCCCTGATCAACAATTGATTTAATCCTTTTCGGTAATACCGGAAGGTTCTTTTCTAAAGAAGCAAGGATATCATCTTTATCACGGCGAGGCATATTCAAAACCAAATGTTGTTGTAATATCTAAAGGACTGTCTAAACTATCAAATGGTGATCCATCATCCACAGCTATAATTCTTACATTCTCTTCTCCAACTGGATTTGATGTTTTAATAGTTGGACTATCATCATTATCCAGCATTTTACTGTAGAAATAAGTATCAACAATACGAATAACTTTTCCTTCAGAGGTTGTTCCCGCAAATCGAACTCGCATTTCAAACTCAAGAGTGTATATAAGAGTTCGACGAGATTCATATGATCCCTCATAATCATCAGTAAAGGAAACTCCATTTAGTACAATGGGAACGTCCGTTGAGGTGTCGGGCCCTTCCATATTTTTTATGGCAACAGTGTATTCTGGTGTGAAAGAAGGAAGAATTTGTTCAAAAATCTGAAGAGCGTCATCTTGGGTTGTTGCCAAAATATTCAATTGTATTCCCAATTTATAAGGAACGCTTTGCATTACAGTATCCTTATTTACACTACTTCCTGATATCGCAAAGAGTCGTTTGTTCATACGATTCAACTTTGCGGTAGTATCATAAGAAATAGAAGTAATCTCAAAGGACATTCTCGGTAATTTGATTGCAATACTTCTACTTGCTGCTTCATCTCTTTCGGTTGCAATACGAGAAAGAAATTTCGACTTTGGACCATATGCCAAAGGAACTCGTCCCATACTACCACCTTGTCGAACAATCTTTATATTATTAAAGATAGTGCCGAAGACGGCAACCGCCTTCTTCATGGTCTGATTATAAAAGTATTGTCCGTTGAGCATTGTTAAGTAGTTATGTTAATTTCACCGAAGGGATTACTTTCGCCAAAATCGATGAAACTATTTCCAATCGTTTCAAAATCTACATTCTGAGCATCTGGATCATTGTCATCAATTGTAGAATGACCATCTATTGCAGTAACAGGATAAGATGCGGCTGAGGCCGACCCAACAAGATTTCCTATACCACCGGCCGTTACCCCAAACTGAGTTGTGCTTCTTTCTGGTGAGTCAAAAGAGGTAGTGATACTTGAAACATCGACATAACCCGTTCCATCGGCCGAGACTTCGGCAGTGACAACGGTTTGGGGACTCACATCACCCAATCCTTGAGTGACATCTTCTCCGATGTCGTAAGTTCCAGAACCTGAACCAAGAGTAAGTCGAGTTCTTGTCGCAAACTGGGTTTCAAACTTATCAATTGCATCAACACCAGTATCAATTGCCTGATCGTTATATTCAAAGAGTTCACAAGTAAGTTTAAAAGTGGAAAGGTTTTGCAGTTGATAGAAAGGAGTTTCGTCTTCAACAAAAGAAATCTCAAAGAGACCATTAACCACTGGGACATAAAGTAAATCCCCTTCTTTGGGTCTGGTTGGTGATCCTGCTGCATCAGCATCAAATCTTCCAATAAGATCTTCCCATCGCCGGGCAGATATAATGAGATTCATTTGATCTCTTATCTCAACTCCAAACTTACTTAAAAGATCTCCATCCCCAGCAAATCCATCAATATTTTCAACATATGCTTCAATCATGTAAGATGATCCGAACTTAGACAGAGCATCTTCATCAAAGATAGCGTTGGTGTTGACTATCGTTCGTGGAATGTAATATACATCATGACCATAGATTTTTAAGGACTCAATGGTAATATCTTCATAAAGTCTTTTTTCGGCTGTGGTACCGTGACTGAAATAAACATTTCTTGGCATATTATCCTACAAAAAAGTGGGGAGGAGCTTCAAATCTCAACTGCATTTCAGTTTCAATTTTTTCAATCTCGGTATTTGCATCATCTAAGGTTTGCCTTCCATTAAAGGTAACTCCGCCAGGGAGTTGCATACCTTCAAATTTACTTAAATTGAGTCCCCATTGTTTCTTAAAGAGAGCAGTTGTATATTTCTTGACAAACATATCATTCCATATATCTGTATAGGTATCAGGATCTATCGCTTCATATCCATCAAATACAACGTATTCACCTACAGATAAATCATCCAGAACTTTTGTATGAAAGTTCACTCGGTTCTTATGACGAGAATATTCAATCTGCTCATACATTCCATTTACATTGCGATCAATAAGAGACATGAATTGTTTTGTCATCTCATAATTTACAACTCCTCCATAAGCACCTCCAAGATCAAAAATATCATTAAGGTGTATCTGATAATCTACCGAAAAGATACTTGTCGATGCTTGAGAATTACTGATCGCAAAAACATTATTGACCGTAAAAATATTGGCAGAGTTTGGTATTTCAATATAATCATTATCCTTATCAGCCTGAGTGAGAACATGTTTTCTCAAATTGCGAACAATTGCATCACTGTGATACTCTTGATAAAATTGAAGTGATTCATCAACCCTATCACTCAACTGATCATCATCCACATTTATCTCTATTACTGGATGACCCAGAGCTCTAAGGCAATAGTCAATGAGTTGTTGTCGTGTTGCGGGAGTGGCCATATGATCTATTTATAAGATTAGTATTCAGATTTGTATTAATTTGGTGGATCAATCAGGGCAGGGGGGCCTGGTGCCTCTGGAATTAAAGGTTCGACAATAGCTTTCCCGTTTTCATCGGTCCAATCAGTGTCCATCATGTGATCATCCTGTCGCTCGCCAACTACCATCCAACTAATTGAATCGGTGCAAGTGTTGTCCTGAGCTTCTATTGTCAGGGTGTTACCCGACACACTGGACCTGACAGCAGTCCATCATGATTCATTGGTCGTGAAACTTTGTATGTCTCGGCAAAGAACAACAAAAGTTCCTTCGGTCATGTCTGAAGCAGTGTCTATATTTACTGAAGCAGCACCATCAACAAGATCAACACGACCTCTGTAAATTAAATCAGCCTGTGGTCCTTCAATAAAACTGTGAACCAAGTGGTGGGTTTCCTTTTTAGATTCTAATGGGTGGGGAATCTTAAACGATCCACTACCTTTAGCTAATGCTCCACTTACTGTGAAAGTGCCAGACGTATTAATACTAACGTCTACGTTCCCAGCCCGACCTATTCTAAAATTACCGGCACCATCAGCATCAAGGAAAAAGTAATTATATGTGGTGTCGTTATCCTTCGCGTTATAAAGAGTAATTTGACCACCTTCATCACCATCGTCACCACCAAAGACCTGAACGATTCCTTGGACAGAGTCGTTTATACCTGAATATAAGGCCCCATAGGACTGAAGATATCCCTCCACAAAGACAGTTGCACCAGTAAATCTAGCTGTGCCAGTGACATCTAAAGTATAAGCTGGAGCAATATTGCCAATACCAACGTTTCCGCCTTCTGGATTAAGCCC